AGCCACCGAGGCCGCAAACAACGTGCAACTGGCGTACGCGACCTCGATCCACAAACAGCAGGGCTCGGAGTTTCCCTGCGCCATTGTCATCGCCCACAAGTCCCACTCCTTCATGCATCACCGCAACCTGCTCTACACCGCGGTGACGCGCGCCAAGGAGTCGGTGATCATCCTGGGCGATCGCTGGGGCATCGCCAATTGCGCCACCAAGCGCCAAGTAGATCGCCGAAATACTTTTCTCTCTTTTTTACTTCCGGAGGACCGTGCGTGAGTACACCAGCAGACGTTCAAACTTATTACCGGCAGATCACAGACCTGGATATTGGCTCGCTGGCCCGCGAGATGCTCGGCGGTCGCATTACGCAGGAGTCGGACGCGACCCTGTTTTGTGATTGCCCGAACCACCGCAGCCAGTCCCATCGGTCGTTGCAAGTCATGCTCGACAAGCAGGGCTGGTATTGCTTCGGCTGCGGCGTCGGCGGCGACGTGCTGCAGCTGGTCGAGTTTGTGCAGTCCGGCACCGTGACGCGAGGCCAGTCGGGCACCATGCCAGAATCACACCGCGAGGCACGCGACTTCCTCGCGACCCGTGTGGGCTTGCCGACCTTATCGCAGATGGGGCGCTCTCCGGAGGAGATCGCCGCAGCGGAAGAAGAGCACCGGCTTACCTGGCGCGTGCGCGAAGTTCTGGCGGCATTGGCCGAGATCTATCATCAGCGTCTGGTTGCCAACGCCGAAGTCCTCGCCTGGTTCAAATCGAAATACGGCATTGGCGCTGCGACCATCAGGAGTCTGAAGATCGGTTTCGCAGAGAACGAGCCCAGTCCGGTGCGGGCACTGACCGAAGGCGCCGGCGCGTTCACGCTGCGCGAGCTATCGGCGACCTCCGCGTTCCGGCCGACCGCACAGGACGGGCTGTTCCCCTTCTTCGAGGGCCGGATTGTCTTCCCGTACTGGAGCCGGGGCAATGTGGTCTTCATGATCGGCCGCCGCACGCCGTGGACGCCCGATCAGGAGTGGGAGAAGTCGAAGTACAAGAAGCTCCCGGTCCGTAACGACCGCAATAACGAACAGGTCGCGCAGTGCATTCAGAACGACGTTCTGTACAACGAAGACGTTTTGCTGATGCGCCCCGAGCGTGTGATCATCACCGAGGGCGTCACCGATTGCATCTCGCTCATGGAGCATGGATTCCCGGTGGTCTCGCCGGTGACCGTGCGGATCCGCGAAGCCGATTGGGAACGGCTGCTGCCCAAGCTCGCTGGCGTCAAAACGGTCTTCATCTGCCAGGACAATGAGATCTCCGAGGCCGGCATGAACGGCGCGCTGAAGACGGCGCGCATTCTCGGTGCCAACGGAATCGCCACGCGCGTTGCGGTACTGCCGTTGGGCGAGAAACAACACGCCGCGCGGGAGAAGCTGGCCGGGCTCCCCTCCGGGAGTGCCGAGGCAGATGCACTGCTGGCCGACGCCAAAATCGACGTGAATGAGTATTTCGCCTCCGGCAAGACGGCCGCGGATTTCGAACAGATCCTCGCCGTGGCCCAGACGCCGCTCGAGATGGCGATCACGGCGCTCTCCACCGATACGCCGGACTCAGACCTGGCGCGTATCCTTGGTCCGCTGCTGGCCGAGGTGGGCCAACTGGATCCCATCGCTCAGCCACGTCTGCTCAAACAGATCCAGGAGAAATGCGGCAAGGAACGCTTGCCAATCACGGCCCTGCGCAAGCAGATGAAGATCGTCCGGATTGACAGCAAGAAGCAGGCCGGCGGTAAGCAAGCCAGCGCCGCGCGCTCATCGGGGCCGCAGCTCGCAGTGGCCGCGCAGCCGTCGGCGAATTGGCGCGATGGGCTTTTGGTCACTGCCAACGGTAACGTGAAGTCCCTGCTGGCGAATGCCATCACGGCGTTGCGCTCATCGCCCGAGTGGGCTGACGTGTTGGCTTACGACGATTTCTCCCTACACACCGTCGCGTTGAGGCCGGCGCCGTGGATGCCGTCGGATCTGTCGTTTCCCGTCACATGGGGCGGCGCCGAGGACATCCTGGCAGCCGACTGGTTGCAGCGCCAGGACATCTGTGTGCCGTCTCACATCGCCGGGCAAGCCGTCGAAGCGGTCGCCAAGGCGAGGTGCGTGCATCCGGTGCGTGAGTACCTCGAAGGACTCACCTGGGATGGAGCGCCCCGGCTCGATTCATGGCTGAGCACTTACCTCGGCGTGGAGCCCTCGCCCTATGCCTCAGCCGTGGGCTCGCGCTGGATGATCTCGGCGGTGGCGCGAGTGTTTGCTCCCGGGAGCAAGGCGGATTGCTGCCTGATCTTGGAGGGCGAACAGGGCATCAAAAAGTCGACTGCCCTGCACGCTCTATCGCAACCCTGGTTCACGGACGAACTCGCGGAACTCGGTTCAAAAGACGCTTCTCTGCAGATGCAAGGCGTCTGGATCATTGAACTCGGCGAATTGGAAACGATGTCCCGGACCGAGGTTGGCCGCGTGAAGAAGTTCATGAGCCAGCGCACTGACCGCTTTCGTGCACCCTATGCATCCCGGCCAATTGACGTTCCACGGCAGTGTATCTTCGCCGGCAGCGTGAATCACGCCACCTATCTGCGGGATGAAACCGGAGCCCGGCGCTTCTGGCCGGTTGCGTGTAAGGCGCCGGCCATCGACGTGGACGGAGTTGAGGAGAGCCGGGACCAGCTCTGGGCCGAAGCCTGCTTCCTGTTCCATGAGGGGAAAGTCTGGTGGCTGGATTCTCCCGAGTTGAACAAGCGCGCTGCCGAAGAGCAGGCCGACCGGTATGAGGGCGATCCCTGGGACGTACTGATTGTGAACTGGATTGAGGATCGCGAGTCAGTCTCGATCGCAGACGTGCTGAGCATGTGCCTGGAAAAGAAGAAGGACATGTGGACGCAGTGGGACAAGATTCGGGTCGCCCGGTGCCTCCGCATGAGCGGGTGGGAACGATTCAACGCTCGCACAGGTTCGTTGCGGGAATGGCGGTATCGGCGTTCGGAGTGAAACGGGGTTCCAGGCATAGCCTCGGTTCCAGTCTGGTTCCGGCCTCTGGTCCCAGCCTAAGTCCTGCGTTTTGTGAGGCATCACCAGTGGTTCCAGTCTAAATCCGGGCGTACGTATAGAGAAAGAAATCAAGAGTAGGACATGGGTAGGCATATATACACGCTTTATTATTCTAGGGAGTCTTCCGAGGCCACTGGAACCCGTGAACCATTGGAACCTAAGCGAGTAACTCCTGCCATTTCAATCGGTTGCGCGGTTTCGGTCGCGCTCGCGGCAGGCCTAGAGGCCGGAACCGGGCTGGATCCGGCACCGCCTCGCCAACTGAGCTCGGCCGCTCTATTCGTCTCCACTGGCCTCAGCTTCTGGAAAGCGGATCAACCGGAGGTTTTCCCGCGTGACGTTCAGATCAACGACACGGCGTACCGGCGGCTGGATCCAGAGTTCTACGCCTGGCTGCGGAGCAAGATGCAAATGGCGAAGCTGTCCGTCCTGGCAGGGCAACTTCCCCAGGAAGCCTTCGACGCAACTCGCGATAGCTTCAACCGGATTCACGAGTGGGCCATAGCTCACTTCGGCGAAACCACCCTGCAAGAAGCTGTACGCGCCTTGGATGCGAGGGATTACCAGCCACCCATGGCCGAGCCATGGGACCGCCACGAGGCGCCGCCTGCGGCCGGTAAGTTGGGCGCGGCTGCAGAGGCGCTTGCCATGGTCGACGCGATACAGGAGCAAGCAATTGGCTTGGGCTGGAAGCATGAACGGCTCTACGCGACCGGCAGACCGTCGAGCCAGAACCGGGGGCTCGTGTCGTACTTGAATCCAGGCGACCGCATTGGCGAGGTCACGCGCCAATCCATCGAGATCATCCTGCCGAACGGCGTGCGCCAGCACTTCTACAATCCCGACGTCGAGCAGCCGTGGATCAGGCGAGCCTCGCCGGAATAACTTGATCACCGACCGGACGTTTTTCCGACGTTTCGCGCATATTTCTAGTGAGGGGCGCAGTTCGAAAAGGTGAGCGCGAGGCGCAACCTTCGAAGGTGCCCTTCCCCAAACGAGCGACGGGACTCTCGTAAAACACTCTCCCTTCCTCTCGTACCCGAAGTGTGCCCCCATGACGACTGAACGCTTGATCCCCTACTACGCGCCCGATGGCTCGTCTCTTGGCTTCCGCACTCCCGATGCCGCCAAACGTTTGATCGCAATCGGATACGTGAAGCCGTCGTGGGGCCGCAAGGGACACTTGCGAGCCATTTGGCTGCAGAGCCCGGATGGCAGCAATCCGATTGAGGCCAAGGCGCGGCAAGGCACCAAATACAGCCACATGCAGAAGTTGGAGCACGGGCGCTGCTGGAAGCTCCGCAAGCTGGATGGCCGCGACGAGGATGGCGTGAAGTTCTCCGCGCGCAATGTGTTCCTGCAGGTCGTGACTGACTGCCTGTCCGGGTGAGCAGCAGAATGGCCGCTCTGACTGCGGAAATTCCGCAGTCAACAAGTCTGGCCAACGGGCGACCCGGCCGACGGCTTAGCCCAACGCCTTGCCTTGGCGCCTGCATCGCGACACGGGCCAACGTGGGCGCAACGCAGTCCGCCCCCAGCCGTTGCGGCACTTAGACAGCAATGACGCCAGTGCACATTCCAAACGAGATTGAGTTTCGGCCAATCGACGCGCTGATTCCGTACGCCGGCAACGCGCGGACGCATAGCGAGGAGCAGATCGAGCAGCTCGTTCGCTCGATCCAGCGCTTCAGATTTACGAATCCGGTCCTGATCGGCAAAGACGGCACGATCATCGCCGGCCACGCCCGGGTGATCGCCGCACGCAAGCTGGGCATGGCCGAAGTGCCCTGCATTGTGCTCGATCACCTGAGTGAGGCAGAGCAGCGTGCGCTGGTTCTCGCTGACAACAAGCTGGCTTTGAGCGCCGGCTGGGACGACGCGATGTTGCGCGCTGAACTTCAGGCGTTGCAGGACGAAGACTTCGATCTGGACGTCGTCGGTTTCAACGACGAAGAGCTTCGAGCGTTGCTGGCGGATCCCGCTAGCGACGACCAGGCCGCGGAACAGGCTTCTGCGGAGGACAGCACGCCCGAGGCGCCAGCCGATCCGGTCACCCGCGCCGGCGACATCTGGGTAATCGGCCCGCACCGGCTGATCTGTGGGGACTGCCGGGAACTGGCTGTCGTGAAGGCCGTGCTCAACGGCGCCGCAGTGAACGTGGCCATCACTTCGCCGCCCTACGCATCGCAGCGCGAGTACGATTCTTCGAGCGGTTTCAAGCCAATCCCGCCCGACCAATACGTGGATTGGTTCCGGGCAGTGGCAAACAACGTCCAGGCAGTGCTCGCCGCCGACGGCTCCTGGTTTGTGAACATCAAGGCGCACGCGGAGGACGGCGAACGCAGCCTGTATGTGATGGACCTGGTGATCGCGCACAAGCGGCAGTGGGGCTGGCGGTTCGTCGACGACTTGTGCTGGCGCAAGACCGACAACGGCGTGCCTGGCGGATGGCCCAACCGATTCAAAAATGCGTGGGAGCCTGTGTTCCACTTCACCCGCCAGTCGCAGATCAAGTTCCGGCCGAAGGCGGTGGGCCATGCTTCGGAGGATTGTTTCGACTACTCGCCCGATAACCCGAAATCGACTTCCGGCAGTGGGCTGCTGGGTACGGGGGCGCGTGGCGGTGCCGCAGGTGAGTCCGGTTCCACAGATGAAGATGGCCGGCACAGCGGCATCGCCCGGCCCTCGAACGTGATCGAGTGCAAGACCGAATCCACCCAGGGTTCGCACTCTGCGCCCTTCCCCCGAGCGCTGGTCGAATTCTTCGTGAAGGCGTTCTCCGACCCCGGCGACGTGATCTACGATCCGTTCACCGGCAGTGGTACCACGCTGGCCGCGGCGCACGTGCTCGGCCGGACCGGCTACGGCTGCGAGATCTCGCCGGCGTATTGCGACGTGATTCTCTCCAGGATCGGCCAGCTGACCGGCGAGGAGGCGTACCTCGAGGCTGACGGACGTACGTTCGCGCAGGTGGCTGCATTCCGCGGCACCGACGCTTTACGGAAGGTATCGTGATCGATCTCTCACATTTGAAAATCCAGTTCTGGCCCATCGGCGACCTGATTCCGTACGAGAACAACTCGCGGACGCACTCGCCTGAGCAGATTGCGCAGGTCGTGAAGTCGATCCGGGAGTTTGGGTGGACCTGCCCGATCCTGGTGGGCGAAGACCGCGTGATCATCGCTGGCCACGCTCGTCTCGTAGCAGCGCGCGAACTGAAGATGACCGAGGTGCCAGTCATCGCCCTGCCTCACCTGAACGAGGCGCAGCGGCGTGCCCTGGTCATCGCTGACAACCGGATTGCGGCAAACGCCGGCTGGGACGAGGCCATGCTGCGCGATGAGATCCAGGGCCTGCAGGTTGAAGACTTTGACCTGGAAGTGCTGGGCTTCTCCCAGGACGAGTTGGATGCCCTCCTGGAGGATCCGGAAGAAGCCGCCGCGGGCCACACCGACGAGGACGCCGCGCCGGAAGTGCCGGAGACGGCAGTCACGGTGCCGGGCGATGTGTGGGTGCTCGGGGAGCATCGGCTGCTGTGTGGTGACTCGACGCAAATCGAGTCAGTCGAGAAAGTGCTCGCCGGCGGCCTGGCGGACATGGTCTTTTGCGATCCGCCGTACAACGTCAACTACGGCGCGACGATGAAGGACAAGCTCCGCGGGAAGGATCGCAAGATTGCCAATG